AATTTATAGCAGATATTTACATCAAACCAACAAGGTCTATCAACTTTATTGGTCTTACATTTGTTGCCACCAGAACTGGCGTTTCATTTGAAGAAGTTATTGGTAACGTTTAATTTAGAGGTTTAAAAAACAATGGCACGTCAACAAGTAAACACTTTACCATTAAGAACTATTAGTGATTTTAAAAGTAAATTAAAAGGTGGTGGTGCAAGACCCAATCTGTTTGAAGTGGAATTAACTTTCCCCTCAGGAGTTGGTGTTCAGAGTGAAAATGAAGTTATTGAAAATGCAAGATTTCTTGTAAAAGCAGCTGCATTACCTGCTTCTACAGTAGCACCTATTGATATTCCATTTAGGGGAAGAATCTTAAAGATCGCAGGTGACAGAACCTTCGAAACATGGACTATTACAGTTCTCAATGATACATCATTCAACATTAGATCAGCATTTGAAAAATGGATGAATTATATCAATAAACTTGATAATGGAACTGGTGAAACTGATCCAGCACTTTATCAAGTAGATGCTAAAGTTCATCAACTCAATAGAGACGGTGGAACTTTAAGGAAATACATCTTTAAAGATGTGTTCCCAACCAATATTTCTGCTATCGATTTAAGTTATGAAACTACCGACACCATTCAGGAGTTTACAGTAGAAATGCAAGTCCATTATTGGGAAGCGTATACTGGAAATGCTCCAGAATCTGGTGGTGAAGACATAAGCTAAATAATAAAATAACAGTTTAAGTCAGTTTATACTATGGCAAAACTTTTTGGTTTTTCTATTGAAGATGCGGATAAAAAATCCAAAACTATTGTCTCCCCCGTCCCTCAAAATAATGAGGACGGGGTTGATAATTATATTTCTAGTGGATTTTATGGTTCCTACGTAGATATTGAAGGTCAATATAGAACAGAATTTGATTTAATTAGAAGATATAGAGAAATGTCTCTCCATCCAGAATGTGATGGTGCTATAGAGGATGTTGTAAATGAAGCAATTGTAAGTGATCTTTATGATTCTCCAATTGAAATTGAATTGTCAAACTTAAATGCAACCGATAAATTAAAGAAAGCAATCAGAGAAGAATTTAAATATATCAAAGAACTTTTAGATTTTGATAAAAAGTCACATGAAATTTTTAGAAATTGGTATGTCGATGGTCGATTATATTACCACAAAGTCATTGATCTAAAAAAACCTCAAGAAGGTATAAAAGAACTGAGGTATATTGATCCAATGAAAATGCGGTTTGTCCGCCAAGAAAAGAAAAAAGATAAGAATGATATTTCTGTCATTCGTCCAGCAAGTGGAAAAGATAATAACAATAACTCAATAGCACCGGAGATTGAGGAATACTTCTTATATACTCCAAAAGCACAATACCCAACAAATACTTATAGTAGTTCCGGACAATCAAAAGGAACTAGAATTGCAAAAGATGCAATTACATATTGTACTTCTGGGCTAGTCGATAGGAATAAAGGATCCGTTCTTTCATATCTCCATAAGGCAATTAAGTCACTCAATCAACTTCGTATGATTGAAGATTCTTTAGTTATCTATAGATTATCAAGGGCACCAGAACGTCGCATTTTCTACATTGATGTTGGTAATCTTCCAAAAGTTAAAGCAGAGCAATATTTACGTGATGTTATGATGCGATATCGTAACAAACTTGTGTATGATGCAAACACAGGAGAAGTTCGTGATGATCGTAAGTTTATGTCGATGATGGAAGATTTTTGGCTTCCTAGAAGAGAAGGTGGTAGAGGAACTGAAATCACAACTCTTCCTGGTGGACAAAATCTTGGTGAACTTGCGGACATTGAATATTTCCAGAAAAAACTCTACAGATCATTAGGAGTTCCTGAGTCTAGAATTGCTTCCGATGGTGGTTTTAATCTTGGACGTTCTTCTGAAATTTTGAGAGATGAACTTAAGTTTGCAAAGTTTGTTGGACGTTTGAGAAAAAGATTTGCTCAAATGTTTAATGATATGTTGAAAACACAACTTATCTTAAAAAATATTGTATCGGTAGAAGATTGGGATAAAATTTCCGATCATATTCAATATGATTTCTTATATGACAATCAATTTGCAGAACTTAAAGAAACTGAGATGCTCAACGAACGTCTTGGTGTTCTTGCAACAATTGAACCTTATATTGGGAAGTATTATTCTACTCAATGGGTTCGTAGCAAAGTTCTTCGACAAACTGATGCAGAAATGATTGAAATGGATGAGCAAATAGAAAAAGAAATTAAAGATGGTATCATTCCAGATCCCAGTTCAATTGATCCAATTACTGGGGAACCTTTACCACAAGAAGGTGAGCAAGGAATGATGGGAGACGTTCCTATGGAACCAGAAATAAATGGTGGAATCACTAGTGCTGATGGTAAAGCTGCTGAGATATAAATATAAAATATAGATATATTAAATTTTCATGGAAGAAATTGTAAATTTGATTGGTGCAGATGCTTCCGCGTCTGATATTAGTGACAGAATTAAAGATGTTTTGTATGCGAAAGCATCAGAACGCATTGATGGTATTAGACCAGTTGTGGGTGCATCCATGTTTGATGATACAGAAGTAGAGGAAACAGAAGAATGACTGTAAAACCATTAGCAAATGCTGTTGATATTAGTATAACTCCAAGTGCTTTAGATAATGCATCAGTATTTTCTGCAGTAAACACTAGTAATACTGCAGTAGCAATTACTTTGGCAGGAACTCAATCAATTCAATTTTATATTGGACCTAATGAGAGGATCACAATTGAAAAAGAATATGCCGCAACTGTGGCATGTGTCCCAACACAAACTGCAGGAACTGTCTATGCAGGTAAAGTAGCATACACTAACTAAGAAAAAATGAAACTCATCACAGAAGAAATTTCAAACGTTAAGATTATCACCGAAGGTAAAGGTGCCGGTAAGAAACTTTATATTGAAGGAGTTTTTCTTCAGGGAGACATTAAAAACCGTAATGGTAGAATGTATCCTATGCAAACTCTTGCTAAAGAGGTTGGTAGATACAATGAAACTTTTGTTAAAAAAGGACGTGCTCTTGGGGAACTTGGACATCCCGATGGTCCTACAGTAAACCTTGATCGTGTTTCCCATAAAATTACTTCACTTGTTCAGGAAGGTTCTAACTTTAAAGGAAAGGCACAAATCTTGAATACACCTATGGGTAAGATTGCATCTTCTCTTCTTGATGAGGGTGTAATGCTTGGAGTTTCTTCTCGTGGTATTGGATCTTTAAGAGAAGATCGTGGTGGAGTCAAAGTTGTTGGTGAAGATTTTATGCTTGCTACTGCTGCGGACATCGTTGCTGATCCTTCTGCTCCCGATGCATTTGTCTCAGGAATTATGGAAGGAAAAGAATGGGTTTGGGAGGGAGGAATTCTTCGTGAACAACTCGCAGAAAAGACCCAAAAGAGAATAAACACTCTTGTTGATCAAAGAACACTTGAAGAACATAAATTAAACTTATTTAATGAATTCTTATCAAATCTATAATTTATAAATAAATATAGATTAATACAAAAAATCTATAAGTCAAATGTCCGTTGGTAGCAATTTACAAGAAATGGAAAACGTAGTAACCAAAGGCGCTGCTGCAGCTGAACCAATGCAAAAACTGTCCCATTCAACTCCTGGACAGCCTTCTGTAGAGGATCTCGGTGGCCCTACTCCCGAAAACTATAGAGCAGATGATAATTCTGCTAAGTTAAAAGAACCTTCAATCGCAACTGTGAAGGACATTGTTAACAGAGGTGCTAAACCTGCTGAACCAATGCCCAAAGGTATGAAAGAAGAAGACGAAGTTGAAGGAGAGGTTGTTGCAGAAGAGGAAGTTTCTGAGGAAGAAACAACTGAAGTTGTAGCAGAAGAAGAAATGATCGAAGTAGAATACAACGTCGAAGAAGATGTTGAAGCACTTCTTTCTGGTGAAGAACTTTCTGAGGAATTCCAAGAGAGAGCACGTACCATTTTTGAAACTGCCATCAAGGCAAAGGTTGCTGATATTCAAGAAGAATTAAAAGCACAATATGAGGAAATTCTTGAAGAGGAAGTTTCGACCATTAAGTCGGAATTGACAGAGAGAGTTGACGCATATCTTGAGTATGTTGCTGAAGAGTGGATGACTGAAAATCAACTCGCAGTAGAGCATGGCATCAAGACTGAAATGACTGAATCATTCCTTACTGGAATGAGAAGTCTTTTTGAAGAACATTATGTAACTATCCCTGAAGAGAAATATGATGTAGCTACCGCAATGGTAGAAAAATTAGATGAGATGGAAGATAAACTCAACGAGCAAATTAAAAACAATATTGCTCTCAAACAAAGATTAGCTGAGTCGGTTGCTGATGTAATCTTCTCCGAAGTCTGTGAAGGTCTTGCACTTTCCCAGAAGGACAAACTCGCTTCTCTTGCCGAAAATGTTGAGTTTGATAGTGAAGATACATATCGTGAGAAACTAGTAACTCTGCGCAAGTCTTACTTCCCAGAGAATGCTGGTGCTCAAAGAGACGAGTCAGAGAACATTTCCGAAAGTTTTGATGCAGAATATTCTGCTTCACATTCTACTTTAATGGAAGGATATCTCCAAACTCTGACTAGAGTTTCC